CGACCAGCCCGGCCAGCGCCTCAGCAACCGTCGCCAGCTGCGCCACACCGGCTACCTCTTCGGTCGCGGGTGGGTTCAGAAATGTGGTGTCGCCAAACGTGATCGCGGCCACATCGCCGGCCTCGAGTGTCCAGTCGACAGCCAGATAAAACGTGGCCGCCGATGCCTTCTCGAGGATGGCATCGCCCTGGCCATAGACGGCGAATAGCGTGCCATCCTCGAGATAGAGCCCGAAGCCGCGCACGGCATAGGCATCGGTCCCGCTGTCGCGCAGGGTGAGATGCACGGTATCGGGCGCCACCGGCAGGCCCGAAACCGTCGCGATGCGCTTGAGCTCGCCGGGCAATGCCTCGAGCGTGGGCGCCGGCACGAACACGGCCTGGGTCAATCCGGCCGCAGCAATGCGCACGGTGCGCGTGCCGCCGCCGGCCGGATCGACCATGGCCGCCCGGCCCGCGTTGGTGATTTGCAGGACAAGCGCGGTCATCAGGCACTCCCATCGAGATATTGGCCGGCATCGTCGGTCAGGGGCTCGCCGATCTCGTCGGTGATCAGCACGGCCCAATCGGTGCCGCTGGTGTCGGGGCCGGCGCTGGCGCGGCGATAGAGCGCGGCGCACGCAGCGCCGGTGGCGGCGGTTGCGACACCAGCGGCAAGGTCGATCACCACATCGAAGTGGCTGCGCGCGGGCGAGACCCGCACGACATCGGCAATGATCTGCGCGGTGGTCGCGGCCGAGACACGCGGGCCGCCGTCCGTGCCATCGGCGCCGATCGCGGGCAGATGAACGGCAAACGTGTGTGGCACGCCGCGCGGGCTGGCCTGGTGCCACTCCACCAGCGTGGCCAGCGCATCGATCCCGGCCAGTGCGGCCTTCACCGCCGTGACGCTGCCCTTGCGGCGCTGATCCTCGATGGCGCGCGCGGTGACGGCGCGCTTTTGCTCTTCGCTCCACTCGGCATCCCACTTGTCGACCGAGAGCGACCAGGCCAGCCAGGGCAGCACGGCCACCGGACACGCCCAGGGGTCCCACAGTTGCTCGATCGGCAGGTCGATGTCCTCGAAACGCAGGCCCAGGCGCGCAAGCGCGACTTCGAGCGGGGTGGAGTTGGGCGGGAGCAGGCTGTCACTCGACACGGCCGGCAATCCTCACCGCAGTGCCCACGCAATTGGCGCATTGCGTCTTGGCGATCGCCACGTCGGCCGGCGGCTTGTTGATCAGCGCATTCTGCACACCGGCCACCACCGCAGCGGCATAGAGCCCGGCGCGCGTGATCGACCGGCCCAGCTTGCGCGAGGCCGCCTTGTAGGCTTCCACCCCTTCCTGTGCGGCGGCCAAAACGATGGTCTCGTCCGGGCCACTGAACAGCACCAGGTCGATATCGATCTCGTAATCGATAATCTCGGCCGAGCGCACTTGCGGCCAGTCGGTGAGCGGGCGCACGTCTTCGTCGGCGGCAATTGCCAAGTCCACCGCTTCGATCTCGTCATCGCTGGCCGAACCATCGCCCAAGGCAGACAGCAGCGACACAACCACTGTGCCCGGCCAAATCGCGCCGTCGAGGGCGGCAGTCACGGCGGCGACCAGCCCGGCATCAGCGCCGTGATCGTCCAGCACACCCAGCATCAGCGCGCGGAGATTATCGGGCCTGGGACTGGTGACACTGGCATCGGCCAGCGTGTTGGCGGCCGACAGCGCATAGTAGCGATAGGCGCTGGCCGGCCCCGCCACCGAAAAGGCTTCGGGTGCCAGCTGGATACGGGCCTTGTAGGCGTCGTCGTGCTCGCCAGGGAGCCGCGCGACATTGAGCAGCGCGCCTAGCTGGTCGAGATTGCTGTCGCGCGCGTAGGCCAGCATGACTTGCTTGGCGCGCTCGTTGAACTGTTGGCGCAGCAACAGCTCCCGATAGGCATAGACCTCGAGCACCTTGACCGCCGGGTCGCTGGTCACCGTGGCGTCGAAGGTGGGCAAATTCTCGACCATCTTGGCGACGGCCTGGGCGCGGATGTCCTCATAGGAGAGTTGCTCCACCACCGTCGGCGCGGGGAGCTGGGAAAGGTCAATCGCGGTGGTGCTGTCAGCCATGGCCCCGGCATGGCGCGGCTTCGCGCGCGCGGGGAGGTGCTGGGCGGGTAGAGGCGGGCTCTACCTAGTCCGGCTCGATCATTTCGGCAGCGATCAGCATGGCCAGATCTTCGTCTTCATCGGACAGCCCGAGCAGGCGGCGTTCGGGGTAGCGCGCACGGATGCGCTTGCCGTTGCGCAGGCGGCCGACAGTGATGGTTTCACCGAACTGGCTGACGCGGCCCATACGTGCGGCCACGGGGGAGACGGGCGACAATTCCACACCGTCCTGATCGGCATCGATCTTCCATTGCTTGGCCATGCGCAACCCGCGAAACATCTTGGCGCCGGCCTTCATCCGAAGTCGGCCCTTGCGGTCATAGCGGGCCTTGCGCGGCTCGAACGGCGTGCCGTCGGGATTGGTGTTCGAGCTGATGCGCTTGAGGTTGCTGCGGCGCAGGGCCTGGCCCAGCTTCATGGCCGCGCGGCGGCGCTCTGCCGGGGCGAGGCCCTGCAGGATCTGGCCGAACCATTCGTCGAGCCTGGTCAGGTCATCGTCAGCCATCAGGCGGCCGGGTCGAACGGCGCTATCTGCCCGTCACCGGTGACGGACACCGCCTTGAGCACCGGGACAGCATCGAGGCCAGGGAAAGGCAGATCGTCGGCGAAGAGCGGATCGGGCTCGGGCAGATAGTCCACCTGCATCTTGCCCTGCCCGTTAAGGGCGCAGGTGACGTTCTGGGTTAGGTCGATCTGGATCAGCGCGTCATACGTGCCGCTGTCGAGCACATCGAGATCCAGCGCGAAGGCATCCTTACCGGGCGCCAGCAGATCGGGCTGGTTGATGCGCAGCCAGGCGCAGATGACATAGCCGACCGACACGATATCGGTGGTCATGTCCATCAACAGGACATTGACGCGATAGGCCATGGCAAAACCGAACGTGGCGGTCTGCCGGCATTGCACTGTGCCGCGATCTGTCCACACGCGCAGGCGCTCGTTGGACTTGGACAGATCCTCGATCGAGGTGGAGAGCACCTGGCGCAGGCTATCGATCTTGCGCATGGATCAATCCCACAAGCTGACGGTTTCGAGGGTTTGCGCGGCGGCCGCTGACGATGCCTCGGGCAGGGTGATGACGGTTCCGGCGGGCAGGCGCGGGCCGCGCGCGGCGAGGCCGGGATTGAGATCGAGCACCTGCTCGACCACGGTGCGGGTGTAGCCCAGCACGCGCCAGCAGACCTGGTCGACGGTTTCACCTTGGAGGGCGATGGCTTCGCGCGGCATTATGGTCACTTTCCCGCCGGTGGCGGAGGCGGGCCTTTGGGTGGCTGGCGCTGCACGAAATATCTGCCGATCGGACCGCATTTTGCCCTGCCAAGCAGGGTGCGCATGGATGCCCTTTCCAGCCAGGCGAGAACGGATTTCACGTGGTAGGAGCCACGCACCGGATCAAATCTGCCGAGACGGCGCGTGCAGAAGTTCTGTTGCCCGTTCCAGATGCAGTGGGCACAGTCGACACATGCCGGGGCCCGCATCAGATCAGCCTCACGCGGTTTCGGCCCACCGGCTCGGCGCCGATCGAGCGGAGATCGGCCACGGCACCCAGCGCGATACGGCGGGCCTCATCAGCCGAGGTGTCTTTTTCGACCGCGCGATCGAGGCCCTGATCGGTGGCGCTGATGTCGCGATAGGCCGCGTACAGATCCGCCGCGGCGAAATAGGTGACGATCCGGTCCCATAGCTTCTCCGCCACGTTGGCGCCGTTGAGCGTTTCGGTTGTCACGGCGGCCAGCTGTGCCACCCCGGCGGTGGCCTTGGCGGTCCGCCAGGCCGCCAGTTCGCGAAAGGCGTGCAGCATCGCCCCTTCGATCGCCATGGTGAGGCGTTCGGTGCTGATCGTGCCATCGCCCAGGCGAACGGAATCGCGCACGGTGGAAAGCTTGACCGGCGGGAACCAGCCATCGGCCACCACCTGCGCGTCATCGGGATCCCAAGGGGCGGCAGGGACTGCAATGACGCCGGTAGACATGGGACGGTTCCTTGAGGTTTTGGGGGGTGGGGATGGTTGGCTGAGCGTCACCGCAAAGCGGCTGCACAACCCGCCATCCGCCCCCCAGCGCCGTGGGCGATTGGTGGATCAGGTGGTGGCGGCCTGCTCGGCCATGGCTTTTTTCTGGCGCTCGAGCCGTTCGAGCTCCTTTCTCACGCCGATGTTGCGATCGAGCACCAAGGCGCGAGACAGCGTTGTGAGGGCGGCCTCGATATAGGCGGCCTTGCCACCGGCGGGGGCATTGTCGGCGGCCGGATCGAATTCATCGGCCTTGCGCGCGAAGCTGCGGCCGATGGCCTTGTAGAGCTTGGCCATGACGGGATCGGGCATATCCGCACCGTTCACAAGTTCGAGCGTGCGGAGCAGCGCATCGTGCGGGACGGCTTTGGCCTGGGCCAGGGCGATGCCGGCGATTTCCTCGGCCACGATGCAGGCAACCGTGCGGGTGAAGCCAGGCAGCACCAGGTGGAAGCGGATGGCGTGGGCAGCCAAGGCAAGGGCATAGTCGAAATCGCGATAGTCGATCGCCCAGAGCATGTTGGTGACCAGGATTTCGTCCTGGGCCGCCTTACCCTGATCGCCCGCTTCGAGAACGCCGTCGATCCACGCAGCGAAAGCGCCCGCGAATTCCTTCTTCTTGGGGATGCGCGCCTCGTGGCTGGCGATGTCCTTCAGAGCGCGCAGGTTGTCGTGGAGCAGCACGCGCAGGGCAGCGTATTCCTTGCCTTCGGGCGTGCTGGTGTCCGGCTCGGCCGGCGCCGTGCTTTCGGTGGACGGGGCGGCGCCGGCGCGGATGGCCTGCACCCGCTGCTTGTGGCGGCGGAAAGGGCTGCTCATGGGCTTGATCCTGTTGCGGGTGGTCCGCAAGGGCGCGTGGCCTCCCCTGCGGTGCGCTGGCTCCGGGGTGCCGCCGGCCACGGCAGGTCCCCCCATCGACGCCCTCGGTATTACGGGCGGTCGCCGAACGTGATGTTCTCGGCCATGACCGCGTGATCGGTGCTCTCGATCACGTAGCCTTCGTTGACCGAGTTGTAGTCGACCAGCGAAGCCATGTTTTCCGGCTCGTCCTTGATGTAGCGGCGGCGCGAACCTTCCTGATAGTAAAGCGAAAGGTTGCTGCTGTCGGGCACGCTGGGCTGGCCCAGCGGCGTGATCAGCATCGTGCCCTCGGGGAAGTACGGCACAATCACGGCCGGGCGTCCGCCGATCTGCTTGGCAGACATGACGATGTCGGTAACAACTTGGTCGCTGGTAGACTTACCGCCATCGATGGTGTCCGACAGGGGCCGGTTGATCATGGGGAAATACTTCTCGTCCACCAGATCCTGCGAAACGATCACGACGTGATCGGTCGATGCGCGTGCCCAGCTCGGCATGCCAGAGATCAGGTCATAGGCCAGCGCGTCGATGTTCTTGTAATCGCCGTCGGCGGTGCTGGCGTCCTTGCCGATGTAGATCGGCTTGGCGGAGCCGGTAGCGGTGGTGACACTGCCAGCAGTGACGGTGTTGCGGCCCATGACGTGATCGGCGCGTTCCAAGCGCAGCTTCTGCAGCCAACCGATGTTGACGTCTTCGCCCATGGGATTTTCGTCGGCATCGGTGTCGTCGGCCGCCGTGGTGCCGTGCCAACCCACCATGATGCGGCTTAGCGCCACCGAGATCGCGACTTGGCGCGAATAGCGATCGGCGAAGTCCGGGAAGCGCGACCAGTTGTCGATCAGTTCCCACGGGAGCCAGGTGTCGAACAGGGTGTCGTGCAGCTCCCACTTCCGATCCTGCAGCAAGCCGGCATACTTGGGCTGGCGGGGCAGGTTGGGGCGGCTGCGGCGCGAGGCCACCATGTTCGCGGTGCCCAGGCCGATGACCTGGCCCTTGAGATCGCGAACGCCGGGCACGTTGATGCGCTGCAGGAAGCCGACGTTCTCACGCTGGAGATCCTCGAGCCGCTGTTCGGACGAAGGCTCGAGCGAGAACTGCTTGGCCACGCCGCGCGGCGCGTTGTTGCGCTGCTGGATTGCGGCGAAAAGACCGTCCAGCGCCCGGCGGCCGCGATCGGAAAGATTGTAACCCATGTTTTTCAGGTCCTGTGGTGACGGGGTGCGGGGCGACGGGTGACGGTTTAGAAGACGCCGGCGTAATTCGCGGCGCCGCCATCGGAGCGGGGCCGCGCGGTGTAGTTGTGGGCCGGGGTCTGTTCCTGGGTGGCTTCCAGCTGCTGCAGCTTCACGGCCAGGGCATCGCTATCGGCGCGGAATTCGTTGCGCAGATCAGTGATGGCCTTGGAGAAGCTAGCGCCCATTTCTTCAAACAACGGGCGCATCTGGCTGAAATCGAACGTCTGCACCTGGGCAGGATCGACGGGAGGAACTGGGTCCTGCTTCGCTGGAGCAGGGCTGAACATGGCGGCAAAGCGATCGAGGACGCCGGACAGGCCAGCCAGGAAGCCGGCACCGGTCTCTCCCACGGTCTCGTCGGCGAATTCCAGCGCTGCTGCCTGCTCGGCCGAGACCGTGATGGTTCCGGGCAAAGCGCGATTGAACTGCAGGCGCTGGGTTGCGATCGAGGCGGGGCTGTCGGTGAGCGCGCAACCCATGAGATAGGCGAAGCCCTTGCCCGCGAAATTGGGTTCGATTTCGATCGAGGGATAGACCTTTTGGCTGGCCTCGTTGAGTTTCTTGGCGTCGGGGGTGACGTCGAAGACGCCATAAAGCGCCTTTCGCTGCTCGATCTTGCCGTTGAAATCGACGTCGACCATACCCGTTGAAAGTTCGAGCACGTCGCCATAGGCCCGAAACGGACCATCGCCGCTGATCCCCCGGATATGTTCGATGTTAACACGCGCGCCATAGGTCTTGGGATTGTAGCTCGAAGCCATCTCCTCGATCATCTTGTCATCGATGGTGCGGCCATCGACAGTCGAGCCGGCGGTGGCGAGCAGGAAGGACTTGGTCTTCATCGGGTGCTCCTGGGCGGTCCTGTTGGCCGGGCCTGTTGCGGCGACCCGTGTGCTGTTGCCCTTGAGCCAGCCCCGTGCCGCAACGGCAACGCGGGCGCGCGGTAGAGCGCGCCTCTACCCAACCAGCAGGGCGACAGGGACGCCGTTTCGGGGTGCATGGCTGTGGCCATGCATCCGACCAGCCCCCCCGACCCGGACGACGACGCCCCGGCGATCAGCCGGCAGGTGGCCCGCGCCCAGCGCAGGCAGGCGCGTTCGCTCCATCATCGCGGGTGGCAACTCACGCAGATCGCGGCCGAGCTGGGCGTGAAATACGGCACGCTCGCGGCGTGGAAGAGCCGCGATGCTTGGGACAAGGATGCGCCGATCGCGGTGGTCGAGGACCGGCTCGAGGCGAAGATTGCCACACTGCTCGACAAAGACCCGTTCACCGAAGGCGACATGAAGCGGGTGGACTTCATGATGCGCCAGATGGAGCGCGCTGCGCGCATCCGCAAATTCGACAAGACGGGGCGCGAGGGCGATCTCAACCCCAAGATCGAGAAGCGCAACAACGAGGAGGCGAAGGCCAAGCGCGCGGACAAGCGCAAGAATTTCCTGTCGCGCGAGCAGTGGCAGGCGCTGCTGGATGATTTCCACGAGCGCAATTTCGCCTATCAGGAATTGTGGTGGGATCACCGCGATGATCGCACCCGCAAGATCCTGAAGAGCCGCCAGATCGGGGCCACCTGGTATTTCGCGCGCGAGGCCCTGGCCAAGATCGCCGAGGCCGTGCTGGCCGGAGAACAGCCTCGCAACCAGATCTTCCTTTCGGCCAGCCAACGCCAGGCCAACAAGTTCCGCCGCGAAATCGTGGGCTGGGTCAAGCGCGTCACCGGGGTGGAACTGACCGGCAACCCGATCATGCTGGATTTTGCTGGCCTAACCGAAGACGGGCCGGCTCTCGACGGCGTGGGCCTCTATCCGCTGTCGACCAACAGCAACACCGCCCAAGGCGAAAGCGGTGACTTCTATTTCGACGAGTTCTTCTGGGTCCATGGCTTCGCCCAGCTGCGAAAGGTGGCGGCGGCCATGGCCACCCACACCATCTACAAGCGCACCTATTTTTCCACGCCATCGACCAAAACGCACGAGGCCTATGCGTTCTGGTGTGGGGAGGAGTGGAACAAGGGCCGCCGCCGCGAGCAGCAACAGGCGTTTGACGTTTCCAAGCGGAACTTGCGTCGGGGCGCCTATATGCCCGACGGAAGCTGGCAGCAGATTGTCACGCTAGACGACGCTATCGCGGGCGGCGCCGGTGCGCTGATCGACAAGGAAGAGCTGCGCCAGGAATCGAGCGACGAGGAATTCAGCAACCTCTACGATTGCGAATTCATCGATGACAGCGAAAGCAGCTTCCCCTTTGCGCGCATCGCGCCAGCGCGGGTGGACAGCTTCTATCGCTGGCGGGATTTCAAGCCGGCCCTGATCGAGATCGCGGGCGCGCGGCCCTTTGGCGAAAAGCCGGTGTGGTTGGGATACGACCCGAACAAGCAGGGCCGCGATGATGCCGCGCTTGCCGTGGTAGCGCCGCCAGAAACGCCCGGCGGCAAGTTCCGCGTGCTTGAAAAAATCCGGCTGAATGGGCGGGATTTTGCCGGCCAGGCCGACGCTATTCGCGCGGTGTGCCAGCGATACAAGGTGGCCGATATCTCGATCGACACAACGGGGCACGGCCTTGCCGTGTGGGAGCTGGTGTCCAAGTGGTTCCCGCTGGCCCGCAAGATCGAATATTCGGTGGCCAGCAAGACCGCTCTGGTCATCAAGGGCCAGAATGTCTTTCGCGCCGGCCGGATCGAGTTCGACGCGGAATGGACCGACGTGATGCAGGCCTTCATGGCAATCCGCCCTACGCTGACCGGGAGCCAGCGCGGCGTGACCTATACCGCGCGGCGCAACGGCGAGATCGGGCACGCCGACATCGCCTGGGCCATCCTCCACGCTCTTTCCAACGAACCGCTCGATGCCGGCGCCGAGATCCAGGCGCCGGCCGGGCGCGTGCGCTTCCTCAACTGACAGGACCGATGATGACCGAACCCAGCTCGACCGCCCTGGCCCTGGCCGATCAGCCCGAGGAACAGGCCAGCCATGCGCCTGCCAAGGTTTTCCGCTTCGGCGAGCCGGAAAGCGTGCTCGATCGCCGCGAATTGGCCCAGTATTTCGAGATCTGGCACAACGGGCGCTGGTATGAGCCTCCGTTGCCGATGGCGCGGCTGTCGCAGACGTTCAACGTCTCGCCTTATCACCGCAGCGCGATCGGCCTGAAGGTCAATCTGCTGGTGGCGCAACAGACGCCTTCGCGCTGGCTGGCGGCCGACGTGTTCGAGCGCTGGGCGCTGGATTTCCTGCAGATGGGCAATGCCTATCTCGAGAGCGTGCCGAACCTGGGCGGGCGCATCGCCGCGCTGGCGCACAGCCCGGCTATCCATACGCGCGCCGGTATCGAACCTGACGTGTTTTGGTGGACCAATTGCGCGCGCGGGCAAGAGCATGCCTACGCCCCTGGCACGATTTTCCAGTTGCAACAGCCGGATGTGGCACAGGAAATCTATGGCCTGCCGGAATGGTTGTCGGCGCTGCAGAGCGGGCTGCTCTCGGAAAATGCCACGCTGTTCCGCCGCCGCTATTACCTCAACGGCGCGCATGCGGGGTTCGTGTTTTACGTGAGCGAGCCACTGGCCGATCAGGCCACCGTCGACGCCATCGAAGAGCAGCTGGGCAGTTCCAAGGGCGTGGGCAACTTCAAGAACATGCTGGTCTACATCCCCAAGGGGAAGAAGGACGGCATCCAGATCATGCCGATTGCGGACGTGACCGCGAAAGACGAGTTTTCGGCGGTCAAGAACATCAGCCGGGACGACATGCTGGCCGCGCACCGCACGCCGCCGATCCTGATTGGCGTGATCCCTCAAGCGGCCGGTGGGCTGGGCAATGTGAGCCAGACCCGCGATGCCTTCTTCGAGACGGAAATCGTGCCGATCATGCGGCGCATGCTTCGGCTCAACGACTGGACCGGCCTGCCGGTGCTCGCGTTCCGCGATTACGTGTGCAGTGATGGCAGCGTGATCAAGCAAGACGGCACCCGCGTGGCGGCCGGCGCGCGATAGGATTTCCGCCCGCCGGCAGAGGCGGGGGAAGGGGGCGTTGCACCGCCCCATTCCGACGACCGCAGATCGTCATGTCCCCAGACAGGCCCACCCGAGGCCATCCCGCCTGCCGACTCGGCGGTGAGAACATATAAGGAACATTTGCGATGTTGTCGAACGTGCTGGACCAGCTCGAGCCGGTCAGCCCCACGCGCCCGCCTGCGCCGTATCTCGGCGGCAAGAAGATGCTGGCCAAGCGCCTGGTCGCCCGGATCAATGTTTTGCCGCATCAGCTCTATGCCGAACCATTCGTGGGCATGGGCGGGGTATTTTTCCGCCGCGATCAGCGTCCGAAATGCGAGGTGATCAACGACTGGTCCGAGGACGTGGCCACGTTCTTTCGCATCCTGCAAC